CAAGATGATAACTTTGATGTAGAAACTGGTGCCAAGAAAGGAGAGATTTCTAAGGCATTCAAGAAAATGCTTAAGGGCAAATCTGCTAACAAGAAACTGCTCAGTTCTTTCATTGAGTATGTCGCTTGATGAACTGACCACTCTGCCCCTGACTCTGCCTCACTCTGCCCTATACTTACTTCATACGCAACCAACCAATGCCTGTCAAGTCTGATCTCACCACTTCTCAACTCACTTCCTACCTGTCCGAAACCTACGGCAATGACATTGCTGCTGAGCATGTTCGCTCTGCTTGTGACCACTTTGGTGTGACCTATCCCACTGCTGTCAAGCGCCTGCGTGACTTCTATGTCAAGCGTGGCACTTGGAATCTGACAGTTCAAGAGAAACTGGAGCAGTCCTATCAAGCACCAGCAGCTGCTCCTGCTATTCGTGTTACCGATCAGGAAAATCAGAACCTTGTTCCTGAAAAAGATGACAACTATGTCCCGTTCGGGAACTTCACTGATGTGAAGAAAATCATCAAGTCTGAACTTTTCTACCCTGTATTCATCACGGGTATGTCTGGTAATGGCAAGACTTTCTCTGTTGAGCAAGCATGTGCTGCTCTAAATAGAGAGCTGATTCGTGTCAATATTACCATTGAAACCGACGAGGATGATCTTATTGGTGGTTTCCGTCTTGTTAATGGGGAAACTGTTTGGCATAATGGTCCTGTCATCGAAGCTTTGGAGCGCGGAGCTGTGTTGCTTCTAGACGAGGTTGATCTTGCTTCTAACAAGATTCTTTGTCTTCAGTCTATCCTTGAAGGTAAAGGTGTCTTCCTTAAGAAGACTGGTCGTTATGTGAAACCTGCTGCTGGTTTCAACGTTATCGCTACTGCCAACACCAAAGGCAAAGGTTCTGATGATGGTCGTTTCATTGGCACTAATGTTCTCAATGAGGCATTCCTTGAGCGTTTCGCCTTGACCTTCGAGCAAGAATATCCTCTGCCTTCTGTTGAAAGCAAGATTCTGAATAAGGCTGCTTCTACTCTTGCCATCAATGATGACAAGTTCTGCGAGAACCTTGCTAACTGGGCAGACATTATTCGCAAGACTTTCAAGGATGGTGGTGTTGATGAAGTGATTTCTACTCGTCGCCTTGTTCATATTGTTCGTGCTTACTCTATCTGGGGTGATCGCATGAAAGCAATCAAGGTTTGCCTTAACCGTTTCGATGATGAAACCAAGCAGTCATTCATCGAACTGTATGATAAAATTGATGCTGATGTAACTACGGAGGAAGAAGAGAATGCCTGAGGTTCATACCAAGAAACTTCATGGTTATGTCGATAATCTTGCCATTCTTGATAGTGGCAAGACTGTTAAGATCCTAGGTGGTGAGGGTCTTAAGTTGTTTGTCAAAGATCTTGACGGCAATGTCGAAGAGTGCTACCATAATAACTTACGTCTAATTTGGGGTAAATGAACAAATATAATGAAGATGCTCTACTACAAGAGCTGCGTGACTACATCACTGGAACTTATGGACAACATTATTCTGCTGGTAATGACAGCATTCAAACGTTAGATTTGATCGAAGCATGCGGAGACGCTGAAGCATTCTGTCGAAGCAACATCCTTAAGTATGCTTCACGCTATGATAAGAAAGGAACTGCCCGTCGTGATATCATCAAGATCCTTCACTACGCTCTCCTCCTTCTTCACTTCAGCGACAAGACCTCTATCAAAGAAACTTATCCCCAATGAGCAAAGTTATCCTATCTAAAAAAACTCTCGATGTCCTCAAAAACTTCTCCACAATCAACTCCTCTATCGTATTCCGAAAAGGGAGCACAGTACGAACTATCTCAAATGCAGAGAACATTCTCGCAAACTTTACTGGTGAAGAAGTATTTCCTGTGGACTTCGCTATCTATGATCTTAGTCAGTTCCTTTCTGGGATCTCTCTGTTTAGCGACCCTCAGCTTGAGTTTGACAACGAAAATTTTGTTAATATCCGTGGCAGTCGTCAGTCTGCTCGCTATTACTTTTCTGATCCAGAAATTACGCTCAAAAGTGCTCCAGAGAAAAATGTAAAGTTTCCTGGTGCTGATATCCAGTTTAATCTAACTGGTGATGATCTGATTGCTTTACAGAAAGCATCTGCTGTTTATAGTCTTCCTGATCTGACATTCTCGTCTGAGGAAGGTTCTAACGAAATCAAACTTATCCTTCGTGATAAAGAAAATGATACCAGCAATACTTACGATCTCACGGTGGCAGGTTGTTGTACTGACACCTATTCTCTTGATCTTAAGATTGAGAACATTCGTTTGCTACCTGGGGATTATACTGTCAAAGTATCCCAGCACTTGATTTCTGAATGGACTAACGCTAACGTAGACCTGACTTATTACATCGCACTAGAACCTTGAGCAAAGAATTTTTGTGGGTGGAGAAATACCGCCCAAACATTGTTGAAGATTGTATTCTTCCTGACAGCATCAAAGAAGTGTTTCAGGGTTTTGTCAATCAGGGCGAACTGCCTAACCTGCTGCTGAGTGGAACCGCAGGCGTGGGCAAGACTACCATCGCCAAGGCGTTGTGTGAGGAGATTGGTGCCTCTTATATCGTGATCAATGGATCTGATGAGGGACGCTTCCTAGACACTGTGAGGAACCGTGTGCGTCAGTTCGCTACAACGGTCTCTCTGACCTCTGGAGCGTCCCACAAGGTCGTTATCATTGATGAGGCAGACAACACCACCAACGACGTTCAGCTGTCCTTGAGGACCGCTGTAGAGGAGTTTCACGGTAACTGCCGCTTTATCTTTACTTGTAACTTCATCAATAAAATCATCGAACCACTGCATTCTCGATGTACGGTTGTTGATTTTCGTATTAAACACGAACAAGCAGTTAAACTTCAGGGTGAGTTCTTTACTCGTCTGAAAACTATTTTGACTCATGAACAAGTTCAGTATGAAGATAAAGTTCTCGCCAAGTTGGTTAAGCGTTATTATCCTGATTGGCGTCGTCTTATTAATGAGTGCCAACGCTACGCTGCTACTGGAAGTATTACTTCTGCTATCCTTGTGGATGTTGCTGATGTTAATCTTGACACTCTGCTTGCATCCTTGAAGAAGAAAGAGTTTACTACTGTCAAGAACTGGGTTGTTCAACACATGGACAATGATCCCAGTATGGTGATGCGTAAAATCTATGACAGTTTGTATGGTGTGTTGAAACCAGCATCTATTCCAGAAGCTGTTCTCATCATTGCTAAGTATATGAAGGACATCACTATTGTTCCTGATCAAGAAATTAATCTTCTTGCTTGTTTAACAGAAATTATGATGAGTTGCGAATTTAAATGACTTATACTTATGCGGATCTAAAAAATGATTTGTCTAAACTTAATGAATCTCAATTAACTATGCCTGTCTACATTATTCAAAATAATGATAAGGCATACATTAGTGAGGAACTTAAGTTCTCTCATCTTCATCATAGTTTTGAAGATGGATATGATTATCATGATATTCCATATCTTTTGAGTGGGAAGTTTGATAATGATTTAAATAAAGGAGAAAGAAAAGTAGAGTGACCTTACTTAAATTCATTGAGAAAGAACCTAAATTTATTATGATGGAGGAGATGCTTGAACGCCTTGAGAAAGAACCCGAACGACAATACAGATGGATACGTGAAAACAACACCACAAAATGTAAAAGAAGCGCATGAAGGATTATTTCATGCTACAATGAATCTACCTACTGCTGCTGCCCATTGTGGCATGACACAGAAAGAATTGAAAATGACCTTTTGGGAATACTTAAAATACAATGAGCCTAACTTCCAAGTCACTAAAAACACCTCTTCGTTATCCAGGGGGGAAGAGTAGAGCAACTGCTAAACTTGCTCAGTTTCTTCCTGACCTAAAAAACTACAAAGAGTTTCGAGAACCTTTCTTGGGTGGAGGTTCTGTAGCATTGTATATTACCAAAATGTATCCTGACTTGGATATCTGGGTCAATGATTTATACGAACCCCTCGCAACATTTTGGCAAGAACTACAGGATAATGGCGATGAAATTACGAAGTACCTTGAGTATCTTAAACAAAGGCACCCTAACCCCATGTCAGCGAGGGATCTCTTTAATGAGCATAAAGAGTACCTTAATCAAGATTATGATGACCGTGATCCGTTTAAGACAGCCATTGCTTTTTATATTGTCAATAAGTGTTCTTTCAGTGGTCTCTCTTCAAATTCTTCTTTCTCCGCCCAAGCAAGTGACTCCAATTTCTCCATGCGTGGAATCAGAAGGTTGCCTGAATACTCAGAACTGATTGCTAATTGGAAAATTACTAATCAGTCATATGAAAAATTAATGACTGATGATCGTGATACCTTCATTTATCTAGATCCTCCTTACGATATTAGGGACAATCTTTATGGTAATAAAGGTAATATGCATAAAGGATTTGATCATGATCAGTTTGCCAAAGACTGTGACCTTGCTGCTTGTCATCAA